ATATTCCAAAAAAATATCAAAACTTATTAGACGAGTTTCCATTTTTAACCCTTGTTTCGTATGGAGGAGCTGAATATGTAGGCATTGTACAAAATATTGATAATAATTTAGCAAGTATGTATAATTTTGACAGCATTAAAACTGTGAAAGACAAAAAATCATTCCTAGAGCTCGGCGAAGAATGGTGGTGGGGAACGAATAGAATGATCCCAATTAATATTATACTTAAAAATCAATTTGAACCTTTCAGACCGTGTTTAATAACGTTTAGTCTTAAAGACTTCGAAGTACTACATGGTCCTACTATTAGCCTCAGTAACATTGTTCAAAAAAGAGTTAAACGTAGAAATATTCAATTAGTTAGAAAAGTTAACTAGTTCTAATAGTAGTGTTTACTTGTGGATCAATCACACTCAGTCTACGGCTGGTTGTTCTTTCCGCAGCATGTAATAATAGTGCTCTTCTGATATTATCACTTTTATTAGGCATGGTACTGTGTAGTAGCCTTGGATGCCATGCTACAAAACTGCCGGCATTTGCTGTGTATTGTTGATAGTTGTCGGCATAGAATGTATCCCAACTTTTATCATCTTGGATGCTTTTTGGATCAAACATGTATTTGTGAGTTCCAGGAACGTATCCCGTTGCTCCGTTGTGTTCATTAAAATCACACATCATCACCATAAACTGTAAACCTAACAATTCTTGATTATATCGAAATTCTGGAAATCTATAAGGTGTATCAATATGCGGACGATAAAAGTTCATACCCGGATGTAATACAATAAAATCTTGCACATGCCATACCCAGTTGTGTTCGCCAAATGCAGCGTCTGCATATTGTGCTAATGTATTTTTCATTTCATTAATTATAGGATGTTGAACTTGCTCAGTCCAGTAGTATGCCCAGTCAATCTCAGTTTTAGGATTTTCGATATCTTTTATTTGATTCCACCCAATCCATTTTTTATCTTTGGTGTGACCACGTTCAGGATTTATTGTTTCTGCAAATTCANTGAGTTCATTTATTTTGTCTATATCAAACGCATCACGCTGAACTGTGAATCCGGTATGATTCAAATCGTGTAAAAATCNATCTCTATTCATATTAATATCCTAATTGTTCACATATGATATTCATATGTACAATAACTGCCATTGCATAGCTAACTGCATGGGCTTTTTTAAAATAATAAGCCTTGTTATCATTTCTTGGTTTGATCCAAACTTCTTTTAATATTTCGGGCCAGCTTTGATTTTGTAGATAACGTTTGGCTGGGCGTATAATCGCCAGTGTCGCTGCCAATTGTTCTACCGATTGCGGCTTCAATTGTTTTAAGAGAGTATCGTGCCCTGATAGATGAAATACTTTGTCGACGAAGTCCTTGTGCTCCAATAGTTGCCATACGGGATCCCTTTCCATTAATTTTTGTAANTGATNGTCATCTNTGACGTCTTTATATATACTGAGATTAAGAAAGTCTAATTTAAAGAATTCATGATCTTCAGCTTGTGTGTGTTCTACTGTACACACATTAGTAAATGGATTGCTGGGTACTCTGTGAAAGTATACGCCAGTATTGTGTTTTCTGTCTTTAAGTCGAGCCGGCACATGCTTAAAGTGTTCTAAGACTTCGTTTCTATCAGCGAAGTCGATATCAATATCAGGTAGTCCCATCTATCATCTCCTGTACAAAGTTTGTGTCATGCGGACTTAGTTTTGTTTTTTTGCCCCAGTAGTCTGCATCAATACTATTTGCTACTCTAGCAAAACATTCATCTGGCATATTGCTTAGTGCAGTTTGTGCTCGTTTACTGCTGAGCATAATCCATGGAGAAATCTTACCCATTTCACACCATTCAGCAATCAAGTACCCACTGGCACTTTCCCAGAACGCAGAGAAATAATCTGTTTCACTTGCATGTTCTACAAATCTTTCCAAAGCACGTTCTACACTTTCACGTTTGCAATGATCCTGTACAAACAACAGGTACATTTTATCAGTGGGCCAATCTTTTAGTTTGGCTTTGTTTTTTATAAGCCATCTTGTAAATGCTTCTTGATCTAAACAACGTATGTTAAGACAATAATTAGCATACTTTACAAATGCTGTATAATATTGACTGTCTGCAAAGTCCTTGAACTCTTTGGGCTTGCTTTGCATTTCAATCCTATAAAACAAATCATAACTACTAAAGCCTACCAAGACATCTTGATTATCTTTGCTCTGCCAGCGTCTTTTCTTTTCACAACTATGAGCCAACAGCGTACCTTCACGCTGAAAACTCTTTTTGCAATATTCGCATTTGAATGTGTTTTTCTTCAATTTAACACTTCCTATTGCATTTACTAGTTGTTGTGCAGTTGTCATTTTTTAAACAGCTCTTTGATTTGTTTTTTATCCATGCCNAACTCTTCTGCAAGTTCTGTAAAGTCTTGTTTGGTATTACTACTTACCAACAACTCTAGTTCATCGTCATTGTATGTGGGATAAAGTTCCTGCAACCATTTAAGCAGTTTACCTGCTTTGCCCTTTTTCTGTTTGCTTGGCGGGATCCAGGGATGAAATTGACTGCTACCAATCCCAATACACTGCAATAACTTATGTTGTAGTTGAGTTTCATGTCTTATAATATTGTAGTGTTTGTTGACTAATTCATTTGTAAGTTTTATATAGTGATATTCAATATCATAGTTCTTAGTTTGTACTGCACTTGTGTATCGCATCAGCACAAAGATATTAACTTTCTTTTGTTCCTCTTCTGTGAGGCTATCCCACCAACTGCGATCTCTTTGGTCAATCGCTCTCATTTCTTCTTTGATAGATAGTTTATTCATCCAAACACCGCCAATACAATTACAATAATCACAAACCAGCCAACTATGCCTAAGCCGTTGTTGCCAACTAGTCCTTTACTTTTAGCACAGTCATAACAATAGCGATATTTCTTAGGTGTTTTATTAGTACAAAAGAATGCATCACATGTCTTTTTTGCCATTACCATAATCCAATTGCTTTACTGTTGCCTACTATTATAAAGCCACATGTGACAATATGCAAGACAATCCAGAACGTTCTAAAAGCAAGTGCTTTTAAAACGTCTGTTTGTGTAATAGGCAAAAACTCCGGCTTGTCATCATCATTAAGTCCAATAGGCATGCCCACTGTTCTCGCCCATAATTTAAGCCATCGTCTTTGCCCACTCATTAATAGCCTGCGTCGATGCCATTTTTACGTGCTTGTATTTCAGCACGGCGTTCTTTGGCGAGTTTTCCCATATCACCAAGTGCTTTTCGAGCTCGAGTTGCTGCCGCTTTATTACCGGTATCAAACTTTGCGCTCTCTTCAACGTATGTGTTGTATGCTTCTTCGATTCTTTGATGTAATGTCATATTTTATCTCCTTATAACTCTTACCATAAATCCGCTGTACTCAGTACATCGGGTATCTTGTTTGTTTCCTTAACAAAATATACACAAGGACCGTTGTCCTTTTCTGTTAGTGGAACTGCTAGTATATGTCCAAATTTAAGTTTTGGAAAATACCATTTAACTTCTTGATATATGTTTACAATTTCTATTTCTTCAAAACTTGGCAAAAAACCTGTAATTGGATTAAAAACAAAGGCTTTAAACCCTCTATCATTTAAACTAGTGACAGGCAATACTTCAGGATCTCCTATCATAGGATCACATGTAACTAAACTCCAATCAAGCGGTATCTTAATTGCATGCTTTCCGATTCGTAGTACTGCGGCAGGTGCATTAAAACTTTCTAAAAATACCAATGGAACAAAGATATAATCAGCATCCTTAGGGTTACTATAGTCTAATACACAATAACGTATGTCTTCAATTTCTTCAGGAACCATATCTAGGTCATATGATTGATTTTCTACTGTTAATATTTTTGTCATTTATAATCCACCTTTTCTATATGAAAGGGGTACTTGGCTTCTCTATAGAATTTCTTCCGCTCAGTCAAATGCCTCTTGCTAAATTTTGCACTACTGGTTATATCCCAGATTTGGACATGATCTTTATCCTGTGCTTTACGTATTCCTCTACCAATACTTTGTATTACTCTTACAAAGCTCTTTCCAGGCTCCACAAGAACCAAGTTAAAGATACGAGGAATGTTAATACCCACGGCAGCAACTCCATAGGTTGCGACAATAATTTTGTTATCTGCTTCACTGATTTCATCATATTCATCTTTCCTATTTTTGCTTTTCATTGACCCGCTAACAAACACAGCACTNTCGCCTAGTCTTTCTACGAGTCCTTCTCCTGCACTGATACGATCCACTAGCACAAGAGTGTTACCNCCTTGCGCCATTTTCTCTATCAATCCGCTCATATAGTCCAGNCTNGTTGTATTTGTAGTCAAGTATGTAAGCTCACTTTGATAGTTGCCGTAGCTTACACTGTCTTGCAGTTGTAGTACGTTTACTTCGCACTGTGCTAGCACACCCATGTCTTGTAGTTCGTGTGCGCTTAGACTGTTTGTTACTTCGCCTAGGCTTACTTCTAAACTTAGTCGTTCGTGATCTGCTTTGGGTATAGTTCCAGTTAATCCCCAACGAATAGGAATATTACTGAACGCACCAGTCAACAGTTTCTTTAAAACATCTGCTTTTGCTTGGTGTACTTCGTCTACCATAACACACACCACATCTTCTGCAAATGCATGCAATCCCCAGTCTTGTTCACCATCACGGAAACGCTTCTCCATAATGTTTAAACTTTGCCAAGTACAAATGGTGTGTGTTTTACCAAAGTCTTTGCGGTCACCAAAGTATACACCCACATCCAACCCCAANTTAATGTAGTCTGCTTCTGTTTGTGTTACTAGNTCCTTGTTGGGTACGATAACAATACTGCGTCCGTATGCTTCACACATGTAGCTTAGTGCCGCTGTAATTAACGTCTTGCCTGCNCCTGTAGCGATCTCTTGTAAGCACTGTGGTGTTTGTAAAAACTCGTTAATAACTTTAACTTGATAATCTCTAAGCACAACTGGTTGACCAGCCGCTGGATGTTTAGCGGGCCACTGCCTGTCACTAAACAACTCTTCTGTTACTGTATCCCATTTAAGTTCGTGGTGCTGTCTGTGATCCTCGATCTCGACGCCATATCCTTCTTCATCTAGTATGGGAAGTATAGTAGGCAAACAATTTACAAAAGTGCTGCCACCCATTGTAAAGTAACCCACGCACCCGTCCCATCTACCTAGTTTGTATGCAGGTACGTGGAAGGCATGTGGCAAAAAGAACTTTAATTTCTTTTCCAGTTTGCGTCGAGTAGTTAATGCAAGTCCTTCGAACTTACAATTAACCTCGTCTTTGAGGATAAGTTTTGTTTTCATATTTTAATAATACACTCGGTTTAGGATGTTGTCAATAGCTAGGTAAACTTGCTTTGGATTGCAGATTGTTTGCATGGTTTTCCATTCGTTGCAATTGCATTTGTAGTTCACTAATTTGTTGCTGTAACTGTCGAATCTCTTCGTCTTTTGTTCTTAATTCTTCTAGTCCTCGATAACCATATTCAGTATAACCATTTTGCACACTTTCAATCAGTGATGAATGTATAAAACCTTCTGCCATGTTTTTCTCCCGCTACAGTATTACTTATAAAATAAGGGGACTAGCAAGATGTCTTACTAGCCCCCTCAAGGTCTAACTGGTGTGAGTGAGAGTGACGCAGACAGAGGAGTACACCAGTCAGTATGGTAACCATTATTATTGTTGTAAGTTGGTTACCAAATTCTTTTTAAACTCGTTTCATACAAGTGGACTCTGCATAACTCTTCCACTTGTTGGCATTCATCTTTTTAAGATCTGCAATTTTAAGTACCATACGCAAGCTCATCTCACGTAGTCGATTTTTGTTAGTGTAGATATAATTCATCAGATCAGCTTCTTCTTGCTCACCGAAGTTATACTTACTAAGCATGCCTTCGCCGATTACTTGTTTACAACGCAAGAACTTATCACGCATCGTATCTAGTGTCAAATCCAAGTAGTGACAACGTGACATAATAGCATCTAGGTGATCCTTTAGTTTGCCTCGAGTACGCTCAAACTTTACGTTAGTGATAAAGATGATCGAACCTTTAAACTCGTATGAATCCGGAATACCATTGTTAGCTAATGCACGACTTTCACTGCGCCAGCTAAGTGTCCGTTTAGGACTACTATCCAATGCCGCTTTAAGCAAGTTGAGGCTAAGTTCGTCATACAGTACACTGTCACAATCGTCTAGCACTAGTACACTGCCAGCGGCACTGTAATCGTATAGTAACTGAAACAATCCAATTGGACTAGCTGCACCTTTCTCAACTCCGAACTTGCGCAAGCTACCGCCTTGCGTCTCCATCTTTAACATGACGCCCGCATCTTTGAGCACCTTCTCTACACCGTAGCTCTTACCAACACCCGGAGGTCCAGTAACAACCATGCCACGTACAACCCCATCGCATGACGCATATGTCATGTCTTCTAGGATTTCAAAACGCTCCCGTAACCGTTCAATGACTTGATCATCTGTTTCAACCTGGGCGGCTTCAGCTGAAACAACATTCTCTCCGTCTTCTAAGTAGTTGTATTCGGATTGGTCAACTACTTTGATCCGAATGGATCGGTCCGGGAAACCAGGTACTGCACTTCCATCGACGGTTATGAAGCTACCTGTTTTACCTTGTTTAAATTCTTTTACTAAAGGAAACACTACGTCCTTAATGTCTAAATTACGATATGTTCCGCTATGGATACGTACTTGCTTGTTTGTTGTCTGCATTGGTTCTCACTCCTATTAACAACTTCTATATATACATATTAACATCACTACATACTATGTCAACCTTTTATTTGTGATATTTTCACATAATTAAACACTGTTTCTTTACAATTGCTGAACTTGCTGACGTCATGTGTTTTAACTTTGCCGGTGAGCATAACGTCTGTACCTTCAAGTATTCCAGCAATATCTGGTTCACGATTAAAGAAAAACTTACAAAGATTACCGCTGGTATCTACACAAGTTACCAAATGGATACTGTACTTTGCGATAAACTTTACATCTTTGATGTGTGCTTGAAACATCAAGCGTTCGCCAACTTTACCAACAAACTCACTGTCTTTACGATGCTGGTCAAAGAAATCATCCATTCCTTGCCGCTTTTGCATAACACGGAAACTGTTAGGCAAACTTGCAATCACAGCAACACCAAATCCGTCTGTGGCGTTATTACCAATACTGTTGAGTACACTTTGTTCAAAATCGTTTATGGTGCTCATCATCTTCTTAGCAATAAGCTCATGTTGAAACTCGTCAACAATTTTGTCAGCTTGCGTTACTGTGTCTTCGCTAATAGGGATCATATCTTCAACACCAGTCATAAAGTTCATGATTTGTGTTTTATTATCGTTTACACGTTTATCAGCTTCTCGATCATAATAACCGAATCCACTTTTGATAAACCCTTGATTCTTGTCAACTTCGATAGCAAGTTCTAGTACTTGACGGCTGTCGTATTGTGCTTTGTTACGTGCCATTTTCTTATCCTATNTTCTGTGTTTACTATTTTATATTAGCATCAAGATATCTTATGTCAAGACATTTATTAAGATAATTATTAAAATTACTGATNTAGTGGGCCATCTTAGCATTAAACAAGTTAANTTAAACATGATGTAATCCCCACATATTAGTTTGGCAGAGAGACAGGGATTCGAACCCTGGGAACCTTTCGGTTCGGCGGATTAGTAATCCGCTGCCTTCGACCACTCGGCCACCTCTCCGTATTCTTATACTACTTTCACTTAGTGAATAAGTCAAGTTGTTTTGTGTAGTTTTTTACTGTTTCATGTGTCATTACACAGGAAATCCAATTGTGTGCAGCATCTACTACATAGCTTCTATCATTACCAGGATATTCAATACGGCCTACAATCGTATCATCTTCAAAAAAACTACACATTAGATATTCATCATCTACAAAACTGATGATTGCTTCTCTGTTGTCTTTTTTAAATTTATTGTAATAGTCCATCGAATACCTTTCGTTGTATGGTGCGGCTGGAGAGACTCGAACTCTCACGCTGTAAAGCACAGGTACCTAAAACCTGCGTGTCTACCATTCCACCACAGCCGCTTGTTGATTAACTAAAATGCACGTTTAGCATTTCAATACGATCAGTTGCAGCCGCCATTTTATCAAGTTCTTCTTGAATCGCTTCTACAATATCCGAATGTTCGCCAATACCAACACTAGAGTTCATATAAACCATAATGTTAGTTTTTGCTCTTTCAAGCTCGCCTTCGGCATGCATACGTGCTGCTTTTACTAATTGTGCGCTCATACTCATTGTTTTATCCTTTACTCATGTTCGCCGCCTAAGCCGCGGCCATTATATGCGCCAAACATATTTGGTTTACGTTTGGCTGTTTCAAATGTTGCTACTGTGATTGCGATAGCGGCTAATAGAAGTGCATGTAGCATCATGCTAACTACCCCTGCCCACATACTACCAACAATGATAGCAAACACAATACACCACATCCATGCAAGTACCTGCATAATCATATGTCGTGTACTAAAATTTGGAATACTACTCAATGGATTCTTTTCATGATCCATTACTACATTCCAACAATTATATACCCATTCTCTCATTGATATTACCTTTTTAAATATTACCTTTGTAGGATAGTGAGCATCAACATCATCACGATATTCAATTGCATCGTTAACGTCGTGGAACTCTTGTGATACCTTACGTTCTTTGAAGTATGCTGTTACTCTGTACATTACTTATCTATCCTTTATTTGGTACCTGCACCCGGACTCGAACCGGGACGCCTTACGGCCACAGATTTTAAGTCTGTTATGTCTACCATTCCATCATGCAGGCATTTGGTGCGAGGTGCAGGGTTCGAACCTGCGACCTGGACGTTATGAGCGTCTTGCTCTACCACTAAGCTAACCTCGCATTATTTTGGCGGTCCCTATAGGATTCGAACCTATGACCTACTGCTTAGAAGGCAGTTGCTCTATCCAGCTGAGCTAAGGAACCTTATTATATTTAAGCAGTTAATTCGTACGGCTTGTCCCACTTACCAACATTAACATCAGTGTAGTGGCTACGACTAAAGTAATCAGTCATTGCGTCATCGTTGTTAAAGTACTTTGGACCTTTCATAGCATCTACAAGCTCTTCTAAAAAGTCACTAGCGGCACCGTATGTTTCAGGATAGTAAGGGTTTACT